TGTCGCCAGGCGGCGTTGAGTACCTTCTGCTGTGCGCGCATGAGATACGGAATGCCGTAGCCCCAACACGAACTCGAGACCTTTTCCCACACGTAGAAGTCATACGGCATCTGGCCATCGTCCAGGGGGTTCAAGAAGGCCTTGACCACCGTGTCGTTGATCATCACGACGCAGGCGTTGACCGACCGCAGCTCGTCCTTCTCACCCACCTCGACACCGGCGGCCTCGAGGTCCTCATGGTCGACCTCGCCCCAGTACTCCCAGAGCTCGTACGTGTCACGGGCCAGGTCGCGCTGCTCCTCGTCGCGCAGCTCCTGGAAGGTGGCCGACTTCTTGGGCCCCTCTTCCAGCACCTTGCGGATCTGCTCCTTCATATAGCCGGGCTGCTTGACCAGGTCTCTTACCTGCTTGGCAGTTAACTTCTGCCGCTCGTACATTCCTTTGCCATCGTGAATGTTCTCCCCACACCCCGGATCGGGCCAGACGTTACGGGGGTCCACACGAAACGATGCGGGGCGCAGCTCATCGACAATCTCGACCTGGTACACGGTTTGGCCGGCGGCGTCGGTGTACGGCTGCCAGGCCTTGCGCGTGCGGTTGGTAACGATCGGCCCCTTGAGCACGCCGGTACCCAACACGGCGGCGTCGTGGATGACCTTACGCAACTCGCTGTTGTAGTCACATTCGATAAGCTGGTCTTCGATTTCGTTCTGCATGGCCTCGGCCTTTTTGCGGGCCATGTCCATGACTGCCCGAGCGATCTGCTTTCTCTGCATCGGCTGGCCAGTCTTGGGGTCCACGATCGGCTGGCCGGTCATGGGGTCCACCGCCATGTCCTCGTTCATGGCCATATTGGCCAGATAGGGCTCGGGCGTAGGCTGAATGCCCCAGTTGCGATCGTCTGTAGGCAGCAGGATGTCAGCCACGCGCGCCTCTGCGGCGTTGGTCTTTTGCCGCGTCATGCCGATGAAGACTGTCGAGCGGTGCGGCTTGGAGTGCTGGGTGGTGACGGGATAGCCCTGCTCGACGGAGGTCATCATCTGGGACGCTGCCCGGTTGACGTTGTCCTTGCCGTTGTACTGGTCCTCGTCCTCAAGCCAGCGCTTGTCCACGCCGTAGCTGTAACGATTGCGAATCCACTCATCGCGCTGCTTGGCCATGGTGTGGCCAAAGGCCTGCAGGCGCTCTTCCAACTTCTCGCGCTCAGCCTCGGGGTCCACCACCTCCATCTCAACAGCGACGGCTGCTATCTCATCCATGTCAACTCCAATCAAGTTTTCTTGCCCGTGGCCCGGATCGGCAGGCACACGGATAGAACCTGGGCGCCTTGCTGCTCGAAGTACACCTCGGCCTGCATGGCTTTTTGCGCGCAGGCGGCTTCAGTTGGGAACAGCTCTTCGGTACTCGCCCAGAAGGCACACTCCTCGGCGAGGCAGAACGTGACCACAGCAAGCCATCCGATCATGTCAGTACCCCGTTTCTGGGTCGAAGACCCCAAAGTTCACTACCGGTAGCCCCTGGCCGCGATTCATCCGCGCGCCGGACTCCTCGTGATTCCTGGCGTACCGCCGCATCATCAGTGCGTAGCGGGTGGCAGCCATCAGGTCGTCACCGTCTTTGACGATCAGCCCGTCCTTCCTGTGGTACAGCCGAAACTCTTCAAACCAGTCCGACAGGTGCGAGAAGACCTTCAGCCGCATGGTCTGCATGCGGGTGAGCATCTCGGCGATGCCGGCCTCCACGCCGTTGCTCCCGTCGTCAAACGTCGCCCGGGCGCGCAGCATGGCCAGGCCCTGCTTGCGGTACTGGTCGGCGAGCTGTTCGCCTGAGCCCTTATCGCGCTGCAGCCCGTCATGCGGCCAGGCAACTGGTATCCAGTCGCCGCGCGTCCTGATGGCGGCAGCGTGTATTGCAATCGACTGGTCCTTCACCCGGTAGCAGTCGGTGACGTAGACCGTGTCGGTGTCCCTGTCCCAGGCCAGCCAAACGGCCGCCGTGGGGTGATCGATCCCGAAGTCCAGGCCCACGATGCGGGCCCAGTGCGGCGGGATCGGAAATGAGTTGACCTTGATGCCGTCTTCGACGATCGGAAACACGCGGCCAGAGCCCAGGATCGGTATGCCCTTGGCCCGCGCCTCCCGCTCGTGCTCCGGGTAGCTGGCGATGATCGCCTCGCGCTGCGCCGGGGTGTAGTGCTCCGCATCCTCGATCGTCATGTTCGTGACGGTCGTGCCGGCTGGCTTGTCCAGGAGGTAGCGCTTCACCACGTCGGACATGCCGAGCAACGGGGTGAAGGTCACAAAGACCAGGCCGTTGGTGGCGTTGGTTCGTGTGAGCGCCTCGCTGTATATGGCCTGCGGCGGCTCTTCGTCCATCCAGACCAGGTCTACGGTGTCGGCCTGCCACTTCGTTCGCCCCTGGTCGTAGGAGTTGAACTGAATGACGGAGTCCTCGCCGCATTCGTGCCGCACGACGATCGAGCTCACCGCATCGGGCACGCCCTGCTTCATGCTGGTGTCGCGCAGTGCGTCGTGCGGAATGGCTCCCGTGCCCCACTCTTCCCGGATTTCCGGTGGTCCGAGCAGAAGACGCTGCACGCCCTTGCGAGTCAGTTCGGCTGACTCAGAGCCGCACATGGCTCGGATGGCATACGGGAACCGTCGGCCGGTCCACCAGCTTGGATAACGGCCTGTCAGGTGCATTGCGACTTCAAATGCGCCGGCCCAGGTCTTACCTAACTGATTGCCTGCCATGAAAAGCCGCTCGCGAAACTCTGAACCGCCTGCGTGAAACTCCCGCTGTTTGGCGTAGGGCCGGTAGGCGGCCAGGCGATTACGTCGCGCCCGGGTGTCTTTGAGCTTGAGTAGCTCGTAGAGCTCGCGCTTCTCCTCGTCGCTGAGCGTCGATAGGTCCAGCTTCGTGAGGTCGAGCAGATCGTTCACCAGCCCGCTCCAAAATTAAGGCCCCCTATGGGAACCCACAGGTGCGGGGGGCCCCAACTCGATTCCGGGGTGTGTGGGGGGTCCCGAAAAAACCCTGCCGAAATTGCCAGGTTTGCCGCCGAAAAATTTTGCAGCGTCACGCCTTGGCTGCCTTGGCGATCAGGGCGCCGAGGCGCTGGTCCAGCTGCTCGGAGCTGAGCTCGAGGTTGCCGTTGAGCTTGACCTCCACGGCCTTGAGCTTGGGCTGGGTGAACTCGAGCAGGCTGTTGAGCGTGCGCAGCCGGACCTCGGGATCGACCAGGTGCTCCATGACTGGCAGGCCAGTGACCGGGTCGATCACCTCGTTGCCGTTGTCGTCGAGCAGCGGGCGGCCGCGGAGCACGCGGGCGATCTCGGTGGCTGGGTCCAGGCCCTCGTCGATCAGGGCCTCGGCCACAGCCTTGAGGTTGAGGCGCGTCTTGCTGGGGCTAGACACCTGCACCGCGTGCGTCCGCCCTGTGCGCGGCCCGGCGCACTCGAGATCTTCTGCGCTGGCAAGCCGCGGCGGCGCTCCGGCGAGTTCTGCCAGGCGCTGCGCCTTAGTGCTGTCCACGGCTAGATCTTCCCCGGAATAATTCCACCGGCGAAACCCTGGGGCGCCTTGCCGGCCTTGCTGCCCGGCTTGCCCTGGCTCGCGCTAGGCGCGTTGGTACCAGGCATAGGCACGGAGACCTTGCTAGGCAGCTCACCCTTGCCCTGGTTCTGGTTGCCACCGCCGCCAATAGCGGCGCCGCTCTTGAGTTGTTCGCCGACAGCGCGGCTGGCGTTGCGGCTCGATTGCGTTGAGTAATCCTGCATTTTTAGTACCCCTTCACGGTTGAAAAAATAGTTTGTGTGCCTGATCAAGGCACCGAATTGCACAGCAAGAATTCATGTTTTATGCGGGTTTCAGAGAATTTATCTGGCCCCGTGTGCAATGTTTTGTGCTTTTCAGGCCAGGACGTTGGGCTGAGCCGGCCGCTTTTCGGCCTCTTCATCCCATATGCCGGCGCGGTAACGAGTCAGGCCGCCGAGCCCGCCAGATGCGAAGGCATCCAGTTCGTCGAAGGCCAGGGTGTTCAGATCAAGGCCCGCACGCCGGGCTTCTGCCAGGCGCTGCGTGCTCAGCACCGGAGCCTCCAGGCCGGTAGATACCTTAAGGCCGGCGTCGACTTCTTTATACGCATCGTTCAGGCGGCCGCGCTCGAAGCCCTTTGAGTTCCAGGCCCACGCGGTGGTATCCGTTTCGTCAATCACCGAGCGGTCGATCTTCTTGCCAAACACGACCGCGCCCCTACGCCATCAGGCCGCGCTGCGCGGGCCGTTTGGCTGCTTCTTCGTCCCACATGGCCGCGGCGTCCATCTCGCCCATCTCGCCCTCTTCGGCCATGCCTGCGTCTTCGCCGGCGTCCATCAACAGCTCTTGCACGGCGCCTGCGGCCTCTTCGACCGAGTCGAAATCCATCTGCTCGGGCGATTCGCCCGGGCTCTCTGCCATGACGGTAACGCGCCCGTCGTCCTGCACTTCAATCGTGATGCGCTCCATCAGCGGCTCCCAAAAAAGAAAAAAGCCGCGTTGAGCGGCTTGTTTTAAGGCGGATTGATCCGCCACGAGACTATCGCAGCGCTAGTTCCAGGTCAAGCGCAAATGTACAGACTAAAAAATCCCTCACAAATCCAATAAAAACCCTACGAGTTGTGGGTAAATAATTTTTCCCGTTTAAACGGCTTGTGCAAGCCAAAAGCTCTGCTTACAAAGGCGCGAAACTATACAAACCCGCCCTTTTATGTACAGCGATACTTGACAAGAACTATCACCGTGATTGTAAGATTCGCTTACGGTGTTTACGGCGACCGGAACAGCCAGACTAACTTAGCAAGGGAAACTAACTATGTCACACGAACTTACAACACACGCCGACGGCCGCGTCGAATTTGCATACCTCGCCAGCGATGGCACCCCCTGGCACGGCCTGGACAAACCCATGGGCGACAACGCAACGATCGACCAGTGGCGCGTTGACGCCGGCATGGATTGGAAGATTCAGCGCTCGAAGGTCCGCTACGCAACCGCGCCTGGCGCGAACTTCATCGAGATGCCCGAGCAGCACGTGCTCTTCCGCTCGGATAACAAGGCCCCGCTCGGCGTCGTGTCCAGCAAATACCAGGTCGTGCAGCCCGCGGACGTCCTTGAGTTCTTCCGCGACATCATCAAAGTCGGCGGCCTGGACCTCAGCGCGGCCGGCACGATCTACGGCGGCAAGCGCTTCTGGGCCACAGCCAAGATCGGCGAGATGGCTCTGACCAACCGCGACGAGGTTGGCGGCTACCTGCTGCTCTCGACCAGCGCCGACGGCTCGCTGGCCACCGAGGCCCGCCGCACCACCGTGCGCGTGGTCTGCAAGAACACCCTGGCCATGGCCCTGTCCGCTGCGCCCGAGGCCGTAAAGATCACCCACCGCTCGGTCTTCGACTCCGACGCCGTGAAGAACTTTATGGGCCTGAACGAGACCGCGTTCTCCGCGTTCAAGCAGGCGGCCGAAACCCTGGCCAACCGCGCCCTGCACGAGTCTGAGGCGGCCGAGTTTGTGGCCAAGCTCTTCGGCAACGGCGAGAAGGTCCAGGAATCGGCCGGCTACCGCAAGGTGCTCGAGCTCTTCAACGGGGACGGCATGGGCGCCATGAACGACGGCGTCTTTGGCACCCGCTGGGGCCTGCTCAACGCCGTGACGGAATACGCCGACCACCACGTGCGTGCTCGCAACGACGAGAACCGCTTCGTATCGGCCCAGTGGGGCCAGGGGGCCAACCTCAAGCGCCAGGCCCTCGACCTGCTGCTCGCGGCCTAAGCGTTTCGTCAACCTTTAACCAAAACGGGGGCCTCGGCCCCCTCTCTAGGAGATCAAGATGGACAACAAACCTCTCGACGTACTTGGCGGAATCGTCGACCGCCTGGCCGAAGTCAAGGCCGGTATTGCCAGCCTCAAGGCTGAAGAAGCACAGCTCAAACAGCTGTTGATCGACTCCGGCGAAACCATCGTCGAGGGCACCGCGCACCGCGCAGCACTCAGCTGGACAGCCGGCCGGCCAT